GAAATATTAAAATTATTAGAAATTTGGTACTCGCCAAACAAAGCAGTTCCTGCTGGGTGAACCATAGTTCTTACGGCAGTTTTGTAAGAAGCAAGACGCTCATCAAGTTTTAACACATAAGAAAATGCCTGATAGTAACGACTATCTTGAATGAAGATAGAATCGCTTAAGAAACCAGCATTTGATGTATAGTATCCAGGATAATTCGCCTGTGAACCGAGTTGAATTTTTAAAATTCCCTGCTGTTTACTTACGGAAGATATTACCTGACTAATTGCCTGTGTTGAAAATGTTCCAAGAGTATTACCAGCGTAAGAACCATCCATATAAAATTGCTGGTCGCTTCCAACAAAAGTATAAGCATAGTCTGCCTTGTTAATATAACCCTGTTCAGCATTACCATTTGTTGTTTCAGTAATCGCAACTGTCTGACCATTTACAAGAACTGTTGATAACAGTGGCTGCACCGCAGTGGCAAAGTAATCCTGAGAAGCATTAATTGATATTGTAAAATCAGTGGCATAACCAATACCGAACTTGATAAACTCACATGCTTTAATTGTTCCGTTCTTGTCAACACGAGTAATTTTTACAATGGATCTTACACCAGTTCCGTTTTTAATTTCGAACAGCTGTCCAGTCTTAAATCCTGTGCCACCATCTACAATTGAAAGTTTAGATGTTGTCGAAACAACAGTTCCAGCAAAAATTGTGTTATAACGAATAACATCGCCGACATCAATATTTCCATAATATTTTCTATCAATAAAAATTTCATAGGTATCAGCACTTAACTGAACAACACGATCAACTTCAATCTCAACATACTGTCTACGATCAACCAAAATCTTAAAGGTTGCGTTTGGTTTTACAATATCAACTAATTTACCTTCAATTAAATCAGGTGTTCCTGTTGATACTTTTACAAATAACGAAACATCTTGTTGCCATCTTCCATCAGAAGCACGCAGCATCTGAGTTCCTGGATAAACAACTTCAACATTCTTATTATAAAGAAGTCTAAACAGTAATTTAAAAGATTGATCGCTACCTTTTGCTAAGTAGTGATTTTTAATATTCTCAAGTAAAAATCTATCATCTACTTGTAAATTTGCTGGCATATTTGCTGCCAGCTCCTTTTTAAAGTACTGAATAAAACTATCTAGTGTTGTATCTAAATCTCTGAGTGAATCTAAATTAACACCATTCTGATCCAAATACTCGTAGTATGCCTCAATAAAAGCAACGAATGCTGGATAGTCCTCTCTGACAAACTCAGGAACTTGTGTTGGAACTAGAGATGGTGAAGAAATACGCATATTATGCTGGTCTTAAATCAGTAAATTGGTAGTTGAATCCTGCGCTTAAATCGCCAGAAGCAGATTGGTCGGCAATCATATTAACAGTTAGGTGATCCAAACCAAGCTCGGCAACTTGATGTAAAGCGGAAACAACATCATTAGATCTTGGTTTCATTGAAATTTCAAAATCTACATCTGCCAAGGCAGTAATATACAAGTTACTAATTTGAATATAACCAGCATCATAGTTTACTGAACCAATTGCTGGATCAGCAATAATCTTTTGGAAATTGTTATCCAGTGTATATAAACGAATAGACCCAAGACCATCATCGTCTAGATAGTGAATATCGGTGCTACCTTTAATATAGAATCCAGTCGAATAGATGCTACCATCTGCTTGACCAGAAGCATATAGTGGGTTAATAATATTAATAACATACTGCGCAGAAGTGTTATACTTAACAATAAGTTTTCTTCTAAGCAAAACAGTAATTGTGTTATTAACGATTGATTGATCCGATGTGTCAATCAAACGAGAGAGTTTAGAGTGTCTAAACATACCATCAAATCTTCTTAGATCAGAGTTGTTATAATTTATAATTTCTTGAGTAACAATCTGCTGTAATTGATTTGCAGTTTTCTTTGTTATAGTCTGGTCGTAGTATGCAGTTACATTTAATGCGATATTAATATATTCTGGATCTAAAATTTCTGGTGTAACAGAAACCATATTTCGTTTTGCCAGAATTTGATTTAAAATATATGTTTTTTGTATAGTTGTTAGTTTATCTGCATCAGTTGGTAGAACACAAATATAAACTTTACCATACACAGCTGGAGAATTTACTTCACCACCCCAAACTGAAACAGATCTTGCTTGAGCAAATCCCTGTAGGATAAGAGCTTTATAATCATCAGGTGTAACTGCACGATTCTGAGCAGCGTAAGATCTTGGTGCGTTGTAGCGAATACTCTCTATATCTTCAGGAGATCCACCACCAGTGGCAATAAGTTTAGTGGAAACATTAGATGAACCACCAAGTAAAGAAATACCAGTATAGTTGAATAGACGAGCACCATTTGGAGCATCTAAACTAGAAACAAAGTACTCAATATTAACTACATTACCATTTACTAACTGCGTTCCAAGTGTTCCGTCACCAAAATAAATTTCAAATAAATTTCCTTCAATTTCTTTAACGAAGAAAACTTTACTTGCTGCATCTAAAGCAGATAAAATATTATTGGCATAGTTATACGTAGTAAAATTACCCAAACTTGCTGAATCTTGAACAGTTACACGAACTGTTGTTAAATCTACATTGGAGTTTGGTATAATGAATCTTGCTCCTGGAGAAACAGTATAACTGTATGAAAGAGGTGTTCCTTCGACTAAAGTTACACCTGAAAACACATAACCAAGAGAACCAACACCAGTTGTATAATCACCAAGGTTATAGAAAGTATAATTTTGGCCATCAACTGTTGTTGTAAATGGTTGATATGCTGGTAGGTTTGTAACTGTTGGGTTTGATGTTGGGTTAATAATACGAACATCGACAGTTGCTCGTGCGCATGAAGCAGAACGAGGAACATATCCAAGCATTTTAGCAAGGGAAACTACAGAAGAACGCTTTGCTGCTGAATCCAAAAACATTTCATTAACAGCAAGGTTTGTATACAAATTATTGTAGTGAGTATTATAGGCAAGAACATCTAACAGAATATTAAGACCAGCGCCATCGAAGTCATAGTCTTTAAATTGATCTTGACCACGAAGAAAGTTTTTTAGATTTTCTTTAATGTTATCAAAATCTAATTCTGCCACATTGATTCGGTTGCTGGTAAGTGCCATTATCGGGTTCTCTCTAATACTATATTAAGAAATTGAGGTGTTTGAGTGTTTAAAATGGTAAAATAAATTGAAACATCAACACTATTATTGTCTGGATTGACTTTACAATCAACTTGATCCAAAGAGACTCTTGGTTCAAAATTATCTATTGTTTGTCTAATTGTTCGTTCAAGCACAGCACCGAGCATTGGTGTTGCTGGCTCAAATAATAATCCTCTTATCTGAGATCCAATCTCAGGGTGGAATTTACGTTCATAATTTGTTGTTAAAATAAGATTTTTAACAGATGCTTTAATCGCATTTTCGTCATATCGTTTTACCAAATCGGCTGGATTTGAGTATGTATAATGACTCGGTGTGGCAAAGGTAGCATTTGAATTGTGATATAGAAGCAAATGGGTTGCATCAATAGTTTCTTTTACTTTACCAACAAATGTTCCAAGAATAAAAATATTACGATTTAACATATCGTATTTTTCAAATGTAGTGTTTGTTCCAGTAATAATATCGCTGGAGGTAGATGATGACATAAACCCATTACCTCTATTAATCACCAAAGACATTGGAGATGGGGTAAAGTTAAGATCTAGATCGGAAAATGTTCTTGTATTTCTTGCCATATCTATTATTTATAAGGGTTATCCAAAAGAAGTGTTACCAGCTAGTGGGGCAATAGTATCATTATCGTCTAATTTATCGCCCTCAAATGCAACTGGATATCCCTCGAAAAACATAGTTGAAGGAGTACTCTGAACAGCTTTTACTGTTCTTAAACCATGGTGAGTTGTGTGACTTGGATGGTCGTTGTAAACTGTCACACCACGCCACTGAACTCTTTTTCCAGAAAAGGTAATTGTCGATGTAAATGGACCAATTGGCAGGGATGGAGGATATCCATCTGCACCTGTTGATAAATTATTTTCGGTAGCTATTGCTGGCATTATGCTTTACTTGGTCTATAAATTGCCACTAAAGTGCCACCACCATCAAGAGTTCCGTTTGCCCATGATTGGTTCACTGTACCACCCGATGGATTATTCGCTGCTCTATCTGCTTGGTTTCCGCCAACAAATGTTAATTTACCATTATTATTACTGTATACAAAATTAACATGGCGATATCTCCAGAAAGCAATATCTCCAGGTTGAGCCTCAGCGAAACTAGAAAGTTTGGTTGCGTTCCATCTTCCAGTGTTAGTTGTAATTTCAGCTGCAGAAGCTGTCTGCACATACCGATAACCACACTGTTTCAATGTCCAGTTTACGAAACCCATACACCATGCAGTTTGGTCAGTTACCCACAATCCAGATTTAGGATATCCAAGGTCTGCCCAAATACGAGTAATATTTGCATTGGAAACTGCTCCACCCATACCTGTTTCTGACCAATAACCAGACTGAGCCAGCTGAAGTTGTTTTTGTAGAAACAGGAAAAGATCACCAGTTGTATTTGTGGCAATTAAAGATTTACCTTGTCCATCGTCTTTCGGTGTTCCAGGATAATTTTCTTTTACTCCACCCTCTGCTGCTTCAGGATTTTTAAATTTCCCAGGGTCAGCAATGTAAGCTGCAACTAAAGCATTGTTTTCTTCTTCAATCGCATACTTCAACTGAACAGGTGGTGAAGGTCTAACAGGTGTTGTTAGATAGTTAAACTGATTACTTCTTCCTTCAACAAAGTTCGGAGCAGTAAGAGCAACTGTATTTGATTCTACGACTGGCGCACCTTCGGCAGTACCAGCAGCACCTTCTTGACCATGGAACTGAGTTCCATCAACATTAATATTTCCGCCAGCACGAATATGGTTATCTCCACCTGCAGTATTATACACAGAACCAGCAGCATGAATATGTGTATCACCAGCAGAATCAGCGTAAAACTTACCTGTTGCTTTCATACTGACATCGGCACCAGCAGTTAAACCATAAGAAGTTCCAGCATGTTCTGTTATAGTATCAGCTGCTTCAACACCGAATTTAGCATCGGTCTTAAAGTCAATACTTCCACCTGCTTGAACTTTAAAGTTTCCACCAACAGCAAGATTTAAATCTCCACCAACACCGATATCAGCATTATTGTTTAGATTAACTGTTGCATATCCATCGACTTGAATATCGGCAGTACCTTGAACTAAAATATTAACACCATTACCAACTGTTAGATTGGCTTTACCAGCAATAAAAATTGAACCATTGCGATCTATGATTGTATAGCCATCGCCGACAATCTTATTAACCTGTGTTCCATGCGCATCGATATCAAGGAAAGAACCCTGTTTATGATACAAACTTACTGTTTCGTTTTCAGGTGTATCATCAAGAACAAACAAGTGTCCTGACTCAGTTTCTAAAACTTTTGCGTATGGATACATACCACCGAATGGTGCTAGAGGTTGATCCCAAGAATCATCACCATTCGCAGCAGGGATAGCAATAGTTCTTACTGAGTCTTTAAACTCAATAGCTGTTTCTTTAATAACACCACGAGCTAAACGATTAGTATCTGGTTCATCTAATAAATTACGAAGTGGATATTTACCCTTCGGATCTCTGAATCCGAGGATATTTGAATCTGTTCTATCTTCAAGTAGTGCTGCTTGTTTGGCGGGAGGAAGATCTTTTACTTCTTCTTTAGTATAAACTTTTTGGTCATCAGCAGAAGGTTTATTTGTTGAGTCAACAGCAACTGCTGCTCCAAGAAAATACTCATTAAATTTTTGTGTCTTGGCATAAACAGTTCCATTCCCCTCTGCGCCGGTTCGTTTT